GTTTTTAATACTATATTATCTAAACTTATTAAATAATTTCCATTAAAATCATATAAGTAATAAAGATTTGAGTTTCTTAAGTCCTCAATTAAAACAGATGCTTGAGAGTCGTTTATTTTATTAAATTCAATTGCATTGATTGGATAAAAAGCATTATATGGTATATTGTTTGAAACAAGGGTATTGTCATAATAATAACTTATCCTACCCTGATCTTCAAAAAAATACATTTTTATTGAAAATTGTTTTCCGCTATAATATCCTCCAAATAAATTATTATTTTTATCAAATAAATATCCACTATAGCCAGAAAAACTAACAGATGGTAAAAATAAATTATCACCAGATCTATAACCTAAAGAAAATGAAAAACCTGATTCTGGTGAATTTATTGTAAGCCCTGCATCTATCGCAAAACTTTCAAAAGTGCTTATATCTTTATAAACTTTCATAATATTTATTATGTACTTGGCATTAATATCCTTGATATAGAATTTTTATTTAAACTAAATTCATAATTAAAATCAATTGTTGCATTATCATCTAATTGTGAATTTTCGGATATGGAAGTAAGAGAACAACCGCTTACAATATATCTTAATATTGGATTACTTAAATTTTGATTTAAATTTATTGTAAAGCTTCCTTTATTTAATATTATACTGGACAAATCTATTCCAGTGATTTGATTTTTCATAACAGAAAAATTTAATGTTCCATTTATTGGAAGCTCTGGATATCTAAATTGTGAAGAAGCGTTGCCAAGGATAGTTATTGCTTTTCTTTTTATTGGAACTTTTAATTCAAAAGATTGTATATTAAAATTATTGCTAGAAATAGACTCTCCAAAATTACCTGAAACCATAATTCTATGAGGTCTAAACGCACAAGCAATATCATTATTTAAATTATTTCTAGTTAATCGTCCACCTGTATTATAACTTATATCGTTAGCTTCATATTCAACAGAACCAACAACAAAATTATCCAAAGAACCATTTATAGAATAAGATGTTAAATATGCACCGCTAACAATATTTTCTCCAGCAAAATTTCTGAAACTTAAATTAAAAGTTTCTGTTGATAGTAAACCAGATGTTTGAAATTGATAAAACGGATCGCAAACGAATCTATTTGCATTAATTGGTGAATTATTATCAATTAAAATAAAATCTAAACTTACATTAATTTTTTGATTTGGATTTAAAATTCTGTTAGTTACGCTATATGAACCTAAATCTTGAATTTCAGCAAAATCTTTTGTCTCATTAATTGAAAAAGATTGAACTCCAGTTAATCTTTGATTTTTTATAAAAACTTCAGATTCACTTGAATGAATTCTATCTACGCGCATATAAGATATTACACATTATTGCAAATAATAAAACCTTACCAGGCCAATCTAGTAAGGTTTTATTAAATTTTACATTAATTATGAGTCATCAAGCTCCACTTATAAACAAAGGTCTATCAGCATCACTTCCAATAACATTAATTCCACTATAAGCTCCGCTCATGAAAAGACCTTCTGTTCTAGAAAGCGCTCCAGCAATTTGAGCGGAAAATACCAAATCAACAGTTTCCGAGTCGTCTAATCCAATCGAAAAGTTTTGAGAATCCAAAACAGCATTTTGTAAAATCCATCTCATTGCAGTATTTGCATTGTTGCAACGATCTTTAACATCAATTGTTATATTAGTCGAACCCCCAAACGCACAACCTGTAAGAATTCCAGCGATATCTCCTTGAGCGTAATCTGTAACTAATCCATTGATTGAACAAGTTACATTAATTGGAAATTCAAGAGGCTTAGCAAATGGTAATTCATTGCCCAATCTTTCAATTGGAGTTCTTGTAAGAGGCACTTCAATACTTGCGCTTTGAATATGCATACCACTTAATATAACACCACCAAGATTAGTTACAGTGTTATTGCTAAATAAAACTGAAACGTCTCCAGGTTTTAAAACGTCTGATGCGTACGCATCTCCAGTACTTGGCGCAAGAAGAACGGCTCTGCCAGTATCTGCTATAGTAGCCAAAGATCTGTTTAAAGAAGGGTTTAAGATTCCAGAACTTCTTCCAGTAGTAAAGGCTACGTTAGAGCACTCGAATTCTACATCAGCTCTTGGTATTTCGCCAACTGCAAAATTAGCCGTATAGCTTGAAAGGGATGCGTTGCCAAAAGAAATAACGTCATGCAAACCTCTATTTCCACTAAAGGTAACGGCATCAAATGCATCAACTCCATCTTGAGTTGTTAATACATAAAGATTTCTTTCTCTTTTTATAATATCTTCTGTTAATTGCCCAGAAATAAATTGAGATGTTGGGACAGATGCTCCAGTCATTCCACGAATATTAAGTCCAAGATTATATTCATTTTCACCATTATTCAAATAATATCCTATGGAACAAGTAGCGCCTATTTCTGACATTCGAACAGCACCGACTCTGTTTAATTGTCCAAATTCACGTATATCCATTCTAGATCCAGCTAAGTCAATATCAAAAGAAAAGGTATCGACTTTTGATAATTGAGTTGGGGCAAGTCCAGACATGGGTACAGAAGCACCTCCATATGTTGTTGCTAATAGACCTGTTGGTGAAACATAAACGGCTTTGGTTTGTGATATTATTCTTGTGCGTGGCATAATATTTTATTTTTTACTAATTACACAAATTTAAATTCTTGGGAATCTATAAGTTGATAAATCAAAATCTAAAAATCCAATTAAAAAGTTTTTATTTAAATTTTTTCTAACACTTTCTGAAATCACCTTCGATGCTGTTACATTAGTAATTAGTGATTTATTTTGCGAAATATTTGGTTGAATATTTTTTAAATTTATATATTGATATGGGAATGTTTTCGTTGAGAAGAAGGCTCCATATGGGAATTGTTCATATGGTATGTGAACAACCATACTTCTAACAGTATCTCTGAAAGCTGATAAGATAGCATCTAGCGTATAATTATCGCTAGTCAAAACTGTAACTCTAATCCTTGTTTGCGTATCTTCTTGCCCACCAAAACTAAATTCTTTATTTTCTGCAGATGCAAGAGAAATAAAACATGCTGGTAAAAAATAAGTTTTTTCGTCTAATTTTTCCGTTTTATTATAAAAATATGGTTTATTTTGACCCAATTCTAAAAAATCTCCATGTAATATAAGCTCCTCTTCATCTTCATTAGTAATATATGTATTTACTTCTTTTACAGTTGAATTAGACGTAATGGTTAAATTTTTTCCAGAAGCTTCAGGAAGAATTACTCTTCCATTTTCATAATCTATATAAATATTAGATAAATTAGTATCTCCAGTAACAAAATTAGAATTAATAAAAATACCTGAGTTAGGATTTTCAATAGAATGTTCCGCAACCAATTGTCTAAATTGACCTTGATATCCGATATATCCACTTGGAATATCATGAAAATCTATATACTTATAAGTATTATTTAAATTGGAATTATAAGCCTTGACTTTAGGACCAACTAAATGGTTTTCGAACCATAAATAAAAACTTGATAAAATATTATGATCAAATTGTGTTATCATTTAATTTCACTAATTTTATTTTTAAAATCACTCAATATTTTAGATAAATATGGAGTATTTCTAAGCTTTACACTAGAAGTTCTTTTTTTAACTTGTATACCTGTTCCAGAGTTCGATTCATCAAATCCAACACTTGAATATAAATACCTACCTAATCCACTTATTCCCTTTTCTATTCCATCAACCCAGCTTCTGCCCGATAGCCATGGTATTGGTGATGCTGCGTAAATTTGTTCTTTTGTTGGCGCTTTTATTGTAATTATAAATTTTCCATCACTGCCAGATTTCTTTACAGTTGTTGTTGTTGTTTTATTTATAATAGTGGAAATTATTTGTATTGGAGAATCTCCTGAAGAAAAACCAATAAATGAAAATAAATTTCCATAACCACCAAGAAGTCCACTTGAATTTGCGGAATTGGGTCCAGAACTTATTTCTTTTGTAACTGGATGTGATTCAAAGTCTTGAATCATTTTTTTATGAGCCTCTTGAACTTTTGGCTCTACATATTGTTGAATTAATGAACTCAATTCGTTTCCATTTTTTTCAACGACTTCTCTCAATAATTGTTTTGCATTTATCTTAACAGCAAATTTTGACGAACTAATGAAATTAGTTTTCACGTTTTAAATATAATGTATAAAAATTTTGTGAAATTTGATCTTCAATTTTAAAATCAGAATCCAACACATATAGATTGTCGTCTATTTCAATTTTGGAGCAAATTTTTATCTTTTCGACAGCTTCTAGTTTAACTTTTATTCTAACTCTTCCCTCAGAAGCAATTAAATTTGTTTGAGCATTGAAATCTGAAATTGATTGATTTTGTGATGATGGATAATAAATTCTCGCCTTATATTGGTATTTTGTTAATACTTTATTCAACTGGCTATTAGATTGATTTTTTACTCTACCATATAAAGCGTTGTAATTTAAATTTATTGGCATAGATTGCACCTCTTCAACATAAACATAAATATCTCTAGCAAAGGTATCATGCATGTTATTTAATGCTTGATCAAAAGCGTTTTTTTGAGAAGGTGTTATGAATGACGGCATTATAATGATCTCCTATAAGAATTGTCTCTATAGTAATCGAATCCATTAATTGGAACAGTACCGTCTATTCCAGCAACTTGGCCAGGTGAAGATTGATTCATATTGTATTGATAAAGAAGGTCTGATAGTTTTTTTTCTGCTTGTTTTACAAACGAAGAGAACTCGCTAGAAATACTCGCCTTGCTTTGTCTTTGGATTGTCGTGTCTCCTTCTTTAATCATTATCCAATCTCCAGCCGAGTCTGAAGATGTTGGATATACCAATGATCTTAAAACTTCTCTACTAGCCTTTTCGTAATAATGGATTTCATATAATGTAGAAAAAATATGAGATTCTTCTTTCGTCAGATTTCTTGGTTGAAAGCTTCCACTTTCATCTAAATAAAAATCTTGATGAAGATACGTGTTTAATTCGCCAATATGAGCGTCAAGCCAACCAGAAATATATGAAATTGGGAAACGACTTGCGTCTTCTTTAAATTCATATTTAATTATACTATAAGCTAAATTACCAAGATCGTTCATTAAATACCCTCTTTAAAGAGTCTTACAACAGATTCGTAATTTGGGGAACTTGGATCTATGACTGGTCGAGCAGCAACAGAAGATCCTATGTTGTGTTGTCTGATATAAATTTCCAAAGATCTTTTTAAATTTTTCTTTAATTCTATGTTGTTTCTTGCTGGTGGTATTCCAACTCTTATAGCTAAATTTTGAAGATCAGTTAATGTCATTGAATCTATTCTTTCAGCAAAAATTTCCTGATTTAATGTGCCGTAAGGATTAACGTCCTTAACACCAAGCAATTCCTCTAAATCACGCAAATGTTGAATGTCCTGTTCTTTTCTACTCTTACCGTCAACAATGTCAAATTCTTCAAGATGAGTGGTGTCAAAATGTTTTTTTGGATCTTCGTTTTTAAATTGTGAGATTTTTTTATCGTATTCTTGTGGATTCATATTATATAATAATATTTTTTTTAAAAAAATCAAAAAAAAAGAGCCACCCAATTAAGGGTGACTCTTTTAATTTTTTTTACATTAAACGTAAAGTCCGACAAGAGCGCGGTCATCAAGAACAACACGACCCTCTTCAAGACGGCCATAATAGCCAATCTTATTTTGACGAAGAGAGAATTGGTCGTCAACTGCAACCGTAAGTTCATTCGCACTACCTTCTTCAAGAAGAACTGGGCGAATAAGAGCGTCACGCGAACGATCAACGCCAATGAGAATTTCATCATCAGTTTGCGACCAATTAGCAAGGGTAACGCTATTAGATGCACGAACTGCATCAAAAATCCTATTGAAGCGTTGGTTGATACCCATTTCAAGCACTTCAATGATATTGATACCATAGAAGCTTGGAAGGCCAGCTGCACTGTAGAGTTGCTCACGAAGAGTATCTGTAGCAGGAATAGATGTTGTGCCAGAAGTTGCTTGACGGGTATTTACTGGATTGTAAGCCATCGCACGAAGTTCTTGAACCATTTCTGGAGAAACAAGAAGATCTGTAACGCCAATCTTTGAACCTCCAACTGGAGTGCCAGCTGAGAAGGAAGCATTGATGCGCTTACTAAGAGTAATCAACCTATTGAAATCATTAAGTGTGAATTGATTAGCGGTAGTTGCTTCAATGATATGATTTCCTTTTGTCATACTGCCACCAGGGGCTGATTTCGTATTCCCGTTAACAAGCGCTGTCGCAAGAACATTAAACGCTGTTTTTTCTTGCTTAAGAAGAATTTCTTGAGCCATGCGAGTAAATGTCTTGCTAACAACATCAAGTCTGCTCTTACGGGCGTATTTACGATCAAATGCGTAAGCAGTATCGAGCGTATAAGTGCTGAACTTGAGTTCGTTGTGTGCAGGGAAGACTTGACTATATGGAAGTCCACCAGCAACTTGCTGAGAATAAACCTGAATGTAATCTTCGTCTGTGATATCGTGAAATAGATCAAGAGGAAGAGAAGGATTATCGTCAGATTGGTAGGTGAATGTTGAGAATAAACTACCAACGGATTGAGCGTTGTTAATTACCTCACTAAGCACTGGACCAATAAGAGTTGCAACCGCAGCTTGAGCTTCGTAAGCCTCTTCACGATTATTGCTTGCCATAGCCTTAACTAATGCAAGTTGTTCGTCTGTTCTTTTAATTGTAATTTTCATTTTCGTGATTTATTAAGAGTTAGAGATCAATTTTAACCATTGCGTAATAACCTGTAAACGCATCGACATCTTGCGCTGACTCGCGTGTTCCAGTTGCTAAAACAACTCCGACTTTATAGTTCGTATAAGCTTGCTTATCTGCAGTTTTGATACCTGTAAAAGCTCCGTCAACACTTGGAACAATCCAATCACCAACTGCTGGACGGTGTGCGCCACCAAGACCTGCATTGGTAAATGCGGTTTGAGTGAACGTAAGAACTCCTTTAGTAAGGACTGGAACTGCCTCGCCAGAAAGTACGCACTGAAGCTCTTCTCTCTTCTGAGGATAGTAAAGAAGATTTTGACCGTTTTCGTCAACTGCACGTACATCTCTAAGCATAATGCCAAGAGGAGCACCGCTAAAAAAGTCTCCTGTTGATACAACTTTGGATACTTTATAAGGAACCTCTGGATAAAGAGATGTTGAGTGAGCTAATGCATTTAAATACCCATAAGCATCGCCACGGGTAACATAGTTAACTGGATCTTGATCAAGGTTAGCGTTGCTGACTTTAACGAGTGATCCAGCCGCACCAGTTACTTCGTTTAATGAGTAGAAATTAACTACATCATTTTCGTTGTACTGGCGGAATGGTAATATTCTAGATAATGTATTTGCCATAATATTTTGTTTTTAGATTATATTTTATATTTTATATTTTAACTTCGACAGAAAAACTGTCTTTCAACTTTTGAATAAGTGAAACTTTTGTAGAAATCTCCCCATTGTTATTAGGAATATTTGCTTCAGATTCTTCTACTTCCAAATCTTCTTCTTGCTCTTCTTCAACAATCTTTTCTTCAACTTTTGAAGCGCTTGAAGTTTCGAGTCTTTTTGTAACTTCTTGTTCAATGCGATTTCTTACCTCTTCTTCCAAAGAGGAAATTGTTGATTTAAGTTTGTGAGCGAAAAGAACAGAAAGTTTTTCTTTATATTGTTCGAATGAATCTTCTGAGTCTTCAAGTTGTTTTACCTCAGCAACAACAAATTGCATTTCTTTTTCTGAAAAGCTATATTGATCCTCCAAGAAGTTCATGCGAGAATTAAATAAATCAGCTGCAGCTTTAATTGCATTTTCTGCTCTTATCTCGTCCAATTCTTTTTTAGCGTCCTCAAAAGAAGCTTTTAATTGAAGGAGATCGTTTTCAATTTGTTGTTTTGATTCGCGCTCTTGCTGAACTTGAGATTTCCATGAATCTGCTTGTTCTGCTAATGCATCCCTCATAATCAAACTAATTGATTTGGCTTGAGACTCTTCAGAACTGATTGAAGCAATGCTTTGCTCTAACTTTTCTAAGAATTGGTCGAATTGTTTGTCGTTCATATTTAAAATGTTTTTAAATTTTTTAATCTTTACAATGTTTTTATTAATTAGGGAATTTTTTTGTTTATTTTCTTTTGAAGAATTATTTAGTAATTCAATATTTGATACACTTTCTTGATTATCGTCGCCATCTTCTTCTTCACGCTCATCTTCTTCTTCATCTTCCTGTAGTAGATATACGCCAGAAACATTTGCTGCTGGATTTGTTGTTAATGCTGCCCCAAGTGGATAAACTTCTCCGACAATTAATCGATTTACCATTTGTCCATCTTTATCTAAACCCTTGCCGCCAAAACCTTTTAAATGTTTTTTCATTTCCTGAGCTTCTGATTCATTTTCAATAATTTTTGAATCTTGCAATCTATCTGATGCTCCGTAAGCTATTTTATAATCTTTAAAAGCTAATTCCCAACTTGTTGAAATTGATTGATATTCTTTGTTTTCTTTGTCTGAAGCTTGAATAATTGCATTAGCTAATTCTGGATAAATATTTTTATAAATTAAACCTGCAGCAGTTATATAATAGGGGTCTTTTCTTCCAGAAAAAGATTGAACGTCATTGTCTTTAAAGTCTAGTTCTTTATCCGAAAAAGATGCATTTAATATGTGTCCAACAATTTTATTTTTTTTATGCTCAATATTTATTGGTTTATTAGCGAAGCGTTTAACTGCGTTTATTGCTGTTTCGGAATCTATACCATCTCCATTAGCATTAAATTTATTAACAACCGCCAGATTAAAAACAACAGGCAATACGTCAATGTTGCTTTTAGCATCAAAAGATTCTGGCATCAAAGATTTTGCTTTTTCTATTACGGAACCTTTTGATATACCAAATTTTCCAAATTCATTCTCAGAAATGACTTTTATTGTTCCTTCAAATTTTGTAAGTAATTCTTCTGACATAATTTTGATTACACTATAATTTTATTTGAGTGATATAAAATTGCGGCAGATAAGTCGTCTAACTGATGCTTTGATGCAATATCTAATATTTCTGTTGAAATTCCAAGATCTTGAATTGAATCAAAATCATCAAGTATTGCTGCTAAAGTTAATTCCCATTGATCTTTTTCTTTTGAAACAATAATCGATTCACAAACGCTAGAAACTAAATCTTTTTTATTATTCTCTAAATCCTCAACTCCATATTTTTCTGCAAATTCTGCGAATGCCTTAAATTCAAATTCATTTATTAATTTTGTTGCTTCAATAATGTTTTTTCTAGAAAAAGCGTTTTTAGCCTTACTCGTGCCAATTGGTCTTCCTCCAGAAGGAGCAGATGTAGTAGCTGTTTTGTTATTAGGCTTAACTGGAGTTTTTTGAATAGTTTCTTTGTTGTTTGTTTTTTGTGGCACAGTATCTAACTCAGCTTCTTGTTTGAGATTAATGCTGTTAACTAATGGCATATAATAACCATCTTCTCTATTCTTTAAGAATTTTTCTTGAGCAGATATAAGATCATTTTCATTAGGGAAAGAACCGCTGTTAATTGTTTTTATTCCTTGTTCTGGAGTAAGAACACCAAGTTCCATCATTCTTGTTACAAGTTTTTGTAAATCAGAGTTATCTAATGTATCTGTTTTAACAAATTTTACCATAGGCCAATTCCTCATACCCATAGCCTTACAAAGTCGCTTGACTTCTGGTTGTAAAAACTCTTTAATGAATAAGTCTCTGGCCTCATCTAATCTTTGCATGAAAATTTTAAGTTTTAATTGGGTATCTGCATATTTAGATTCGCCAATTAAAATATTTTGAAGTCCTTCTTCTATATCTTTATTCAAAACTTCATATTTTTCTTTGCCTATAACTTTTCTTAAATCTGGAATGATAAAATCAGCTTTTGTTGTATAGTCAGAAACAAGAACTCTGCCAACACTTTGATTTTTAAAAATTTGTTGCATTGCTGCAAGATTTCTATGATTAATGCCACCTTTATCTGGTTCAGCTCCCATTGTAACTAACAAAACAACATTCTCAATTGAACGGGCTATTGCTTGATCAATTTTCTTTAATTCCATTTTTTTATTAATATCATCTAAAACTGGAAAACCCATTGGTATAGAAAGTGGTTCGTAATCTTGTTTTTTAGAAAAAATAACATGAAGAAAATCAGAATCTAATTTAATATACAAACGTTCAGATGTTGTTGCCACACCAGTTTTAATTCTTACTTGAACATCCTCTGGAAGAGAGTTAAACATTTCTTTTTCATGCTCTGTTTTTGGCTCTCTTAATCTTGATATTTCATATGGTGTTAATACTTTGAAATATTGATATTGACTAAAAGATATACTACCCTTAACAGCTATATCAGAAGGGTTAAGCATTAAATAACGAATAGGCACTGGAGTTTTTGTTGTAGTAGCTCCATAAGATTCAAGTATTTTTTGAGCGTTATCTGTTTTAATCTTTCCGTCTAATCTATACATGAAAACATTTCCTGAGCGATAATATTCTCTAAAATATTGAGCCTTAAGGTCATGCATTCTAATTCTTTTAAACCATGCCTCGATAAAGCTTTTTGCTTTTTCTGAACCACCTTCTAAATAAATGTCCGAATCTGCAAATTCTGACATTAAATCTATTGTTGATTTAAATGATGGAATATTAAAATAAGCTCTTTGACAAAGTTGAATTGCATCTCTAGCATCTACAGAATCGCTAGAATAGTCGTATGGCAACAGACCATCATCTATGTTTTTAAATCTTTTCGTTGTATAGCTTGATGTTATAGCGTTTTGTCTAACATCGGTTCTACTTCCAAATGATAATTTATTAACATTTTGAACTGATTCGTATAAACTTTCACCCACTAAATCTGGCGCAAAACTATCTAAAGGTGTGCTGAAATTTTCAATTGAGCTTTCGTTTTTTTCAAATTTTTTCCAATAATCAGATCTTTTTTTATAACTTCTTCTTTCTTTGCTCATATGTAATTGTTACACTTAACTTTAAAAAGTTACTTTCAACTTTCAAATTGAAAATGGAATAAAAGTATTAAATTCTTTTTTTTCTTCTTTTACGTTGCCAGAGTCGAATAATATTTTTGAAAACCAATTTCCAAGAACTAAAGCTGAATAAGAGTCTTTTCTAGCTCTATTTGGACCTTTTTGGCGTTTTAAATTTTGTGGAAGTTGAAATGATTGAGTTCCTTGTGGATTCGAAACGACCTCAATGTTGGCGCATTCAGATTTTGTTAATTCTATCATTGTTTTTTGATGATCAATAAAATCAATCATTGCCGCCGCTTGTGAAGTTTTTGACAATTTTAAATCCCACTTTAAATTTTCTACAGGAATTGTTTTTTTTCTTTGTTCGTCAAAATGTTCGTCAATAGCTCTAGATGCAAACAAGATTCTTTTATGATCAATTGATGCCTGAAGCATTTCATTTGCAGATCTAATCCAAGAAGCAGATGGTTTTCTTAAAATACAATATCTTCTTTCTTTTTGGTTATATTGATTTTTAAACATTAATAATTCTTCATGATATAATTCTGGTTTATCAAAATCAACTTCAATTGTATTAATTTTTAATGCAGCTTTTTTGAATAATTCACTTTCATTGCATGAATTTATAAATTGAACTCCTCCATTATAGTCTCCGCATATTCCTACAATATTAAAGTGATTGATCAAATAAAAGAAATAAAACATATGTTCTTTTAAATCAACTCCAGCAATAGCATAACTATGAACAAGACATACTTTTTGATCTTCTCTATTTACTTTAAATACTTGTATGGCAAAATGGTCTGCGCTGCTATTTCCAGCCCAGTTGGGGTCAAATGAAATGATATATTCATCACTAGGATTACCAATAACTTCAACTGCTGGAAAATCTCCATCAGGAATTGTGCAAGCAGCCATTTTAGATAGTCTAAAATAACCATCACTTTCATCAACAAATTGCGCTCCGAATTCTCTTTTAAATTGCATTTCACTCATTGTTGCTTTTGCTTGTTTAAGCAAATTTTGATCATACAGCCTTTGTGGAGCGCAATCATAACTTAATTGCATTATTAAACGATAGGCATTATCACTTAATTCATCTTCATCTTCATTTTCTTGACTAAGATCTTCTCCAAAAATTAATGATTCGTACTTTTTGTAAAGTTTATACATATATTCAAATTTAAAGGACGGAGATGATAAGATTATCAATTTATTATTGGGCCACACATATCTTTCATCTTCTTGCATCTCGCCTTTATCGATTATTCTCGATTCTAATTTATGAAGCTCCTCTCTTTCAATGGGGTTTTCAATAACCCCTAAGAATGGAAGAATAACTTCCGTAAAGATTTTTTCTGGTATAGTTAAGAACTCATCAAGAACTATTCGATTAAATCGAAAACCACGTAAGCGTTCTCCATTAGCTAATGGCAAAGCAATTGCCCTGCTATTGCCAATAGATAGTGTCCACATATCTGTGCCTTTTGTAATTTTAACACCACAATCTTTTGCTAATTTTGCTTCTGGCTTAGATAATATATCTTCCATTTTTTGGAAAATTTGTTTAGACTGTCTAAAACTTCCCGCAATAACACCGATATTAGCTCTTGGATTTAATAAACATTCAAGCAATACATAAATTGCAGTAGAATACGTTTTAGACATACCCCGTGAAAACACAAACATTGAATAATCGGAAACCATCATTCCTTTAATTGCCATTGTTTGGAACGGAAATAATTTAACTCCTAAAAATAATTCTGCAGTATAAGCAATATTATTTCTTAGAAAACGATATAATTCGTATTTCGCTTCTTCTTCAGATAGATTTCTATCTATTAATTTTAGATGCTCGTTTAATTGATTAGCCGAATAATCAAGTCGAAATCTTTGTTTTCCTTTTTGCCATGCCATGAATTTTATTATCTATGTAATATTGAAGATCAACGTTCCATAATTGATCTCCATAATATAATATTTTAGGTATTATTTTTGTAGCCCCTGATCTAGACGAGGCAAAAATAATTTGTAAATTTTTAGGATAATCTATAATAAGATTTCTTAAATTGTGCCAGACAAAGCCCAAATTGGACTTAAAATTTGATGTCTCGTTATCTTGTTCAATCTTATCAATGCTAGATTCAACCACAACGAACATATAACAGTTAAACTTAACGCACCTATCCATTTCACGCCTAAATCTATCAATATCTTTACCAAATGTCTGTCTAAAATCATCTTGTGCTTTTCTGTCTATAAATGTTTTTGTATAAAAATCTCCTCCAGCAGTATAGTCTCCAAAATCTAGTTTCTGTTGAAGAGAGTTCTTATATATGATAGGATTTTTTTCTCTAGTGTCTATAAATATTTTTAATTCGTCGCAATTTTGATTCCAAAAATTTTCTGGTATTTTTTTATTGAACCATTGATCTATTGAAAGTTTTTTTAAAAAAAATGAGTATGAACCAAATATTTTTTTATAATTATTTATATCAGCCATTTCTGAAAGTTGATAATATAAATTTGGCGGAGATATAGATATATTTTTTTCTTCAAATCTTTGCTTTGCTTTTTCTATTACATAAGGTTCTGTGGTAAAAGAGTCGTTACAGTCTAACCAACTTAGATAATTATCAAATGAATTAAAGTCTTCACGAAAATATTGATCGTAGCTTTTAAAAGCTAATAAATTTTTTGTAAATAAATCATGTTTTTTATAATGCTTTACATAATAATCGCCAATTCTTAAAGAATGAGCTTTAAGATGATGATGAAAACTTTTGCGGCTTTGAAATTCTTCGCCACATTCTTTGCATTTATAATCCATTATAATAATTCTCGTTTGGAAATGCCAAGAATTCTAGCTTTAAATTCATCCATGGATTCCAATCTGTCAGCTTCTTGTTCAATTAATTTGTTTTGAAGTTCGGCCATCATGATCATTCTATCTCTTTCTTCTTTATCTTGGAATGCTTCAACTAAAGCAAAAATATTACCACTTTGCTCTCCCTTCTCTTTAAGTCTAGCTTGACGACTACCATTAAGATCTTTGGTTAAAGATTCAATTCGTTTTTCACATTGATTGAGTTCTTCGCTAGTTGCCTTAATAATCTCAGTTAAACGCATAGTGATATCTCTATCATTATCAGCGTCATTAAGTAAACCATTTAGTCTATCCATTCTTTGTTGAATGTGCTTCTGGCGTACATAATTAGCGCAAACAGTAATATAAAGGTTTTGTTCGTCTACTGTAAGATCTGGCTTATCCCAGACTACACGCACATATTCACTTTCAAATAACTCTCTATCTGATATGGTTGAATATTGATTAATTATATTTATAAATCTTGGGCTTCTTAAATAAATTAAAAGCTTTTCACAAAGCCTTTTCTGTTTGGTTGACATTGTTATTTCGTCTAAATTAACGCCAGCCCAATCATTGATTTTTTTTATAACTCTGGATATAGACTTTGGCGGTGTCCAACGATCAGAGGTAATTTGATCCTCTTCATTTATTATTTCGGGCCTATTTCTTTTAAGAAATTCTGTTACCACCCTGTGCTTTATACTTAAGGATTGTATGCTCCTATCTTTAAAAGCTAATCTGCTCGCTTCAAGTGCATTAATACCATTTTCAATATTATCACTCATTAAGAACTCTTTTTGTTCTTTTGTTAATTCTATTTCATCAACTTTTTCAACTAATGATGTTTTATAATTGAGATTTTGTTTACTTAAAAACGATCTAACTAGTCTTCCCTCGATACTCCTTCCATCAATGTTGGGGTTATTAAATACTTTTTTTGTTAATTCTCTCAAATCAGGAGTCTTTGCGAAGCCTTCTAATATAAGTTTCTTTTGATCTTCTGTAAGCTCTTGTTCGTTCATAAAATATCATTATTTTTTAATACATTAATGGCAATCTCATAAAATTTCTTCTTTAAATTATTTATTTGCTTGTATCTTATTGTTTTTCTTTTCGATGAATCTGCTTTAAATTTAAAAAAAACTGCAATTTGCTCTTCAGAGTAATTTTCTATATAAAGCATCTTGTAAACAATTTTATGCTTTTCATTTAATTCATTCATAACCAAAGAATGAAGTTTATTCTGAGCTGCGTCATAATTAAAATTATCTTCGATATAAGTTTCGCCAAGAAACAATCCATCTTCCATTGGTAATGGCAGTTTTAAGTTGTACGCTTTTTCTTTTTTCTTTTGCCATTTAGAATAAGAGTCGCATTCAGAATTTTGTTTTCCATTTTTAGTAAATGAGCATGAATCACCTCCCAAATAAAACGGACACTTTAAACATGGTTTTGCAAAATTAGAATAATTATTCCTAATCATATTTTTCATTTGATTAGATATAATCATTGCCGCCCATGGTTTAAATGGGCGATCTTGATCCCACAAGTGCCATTTTTTAAAAATATGTAATCTTATCATTTGACAGACATCATCATAGTCTAACCATGAGATGGCATCCAATTGCCATTTAGCGCGATATTTCTTAAGAAGCTCTTCTAGTTCTTCGTTTTTTTCCTCATAAGTAAAATTATTCATCAGATATTTCAGTAACTTTAGATGTAGAACATTCCTTGCGGATTTGAGCTAAAAGCTCATCGCCTTCTGGTCCAAGAAAACCATCTCTTTTAAAGCCATCTCTTGGAGCTGGGTTTGACCAAAGATCATCTAATGTAAGATTTTTATTAAATCCTTCATAAGAAATTGATTTTTTTAGTTTGGAAATATCTATATCATCTAAGTTAAATTCTTCATCAAAATCATCTTCTTGATTATGAGATCTGATTACTTTTTTCTCGGCAGAATTTACTTTAGTTGTTGTATTAAAGGGGTTACCACAACCAGCGCAAAATTTGGGCCTTGAAACTTCAAATACGTTTTTAAAACCACACTGAATACAAAATTCTTTGTTCATACACTTATTTTACATTAAAAATTCTTTTTTTCTATTTTTTCTATAATATAAGTTATAATTGGATCACGAATTATATCAGTTTTATCAAATGCTAAATTATAAATGCCCATTGACTGACTTTCTTCGTCGTTAAATATTTCTGAGAATTTTTCAAAACCAGTAGAACGTATATCGCTCTGCATTATATCTCCGCATAAAAATATCTTACTGTTTCTGCCGATACGAGTTATAATTGTTGTTAATTCTTTAACAGACATATTCTGAGCTTCATCAACAATCACAATTTTCTCGCGCCAAGATTGGCCGCGAATAAAATTTATTGGTTCGGCGCTAAGAACTTGTTTTTGTTTTAAGTATATTTTTTCTGGCTCATTTAAAAGCTCATCTATTTTATCTTCCAAGGGAGCCATATATGGCCCGAATTTATCATTCATAGAACCCTTTAAGAAACCAAGACTTCTATCCGCACTTTCAATAACACTTCTTAAATATAAAATACTTAAAAGAGAATCGGCGCTATAAAGTTGAAGAGCAGTATAAACAGATAAAAATGTTTTTGCAGTTCCAGCTGGTCCACTTAAGAATACTATCCTAGTATTCGGTGAACTCATTATTTTGTAGAAATTATCTTGCTTTGGAGTTAATTCTATATGTGACAACAATAGACCATTAGAGTAGCCGCTTTTTTTTGACATTCAATAACATAATTTACACCAAAAATGAATTTACCAATAAGATTTAATAACTACGAAGACTGTTTAATGGGAATAGCACAGTCTCATAATGATGCAGTTTATATTTATGATAAGGAAAAAATATTAACTAAAATAATGAAAACCTCAAATTGCTCTTATAAAGAAGCGTTGGGTTTTTTTGATAATCATGTAAACAAAGACTTTGGTAAAAGAGGTCCAGTTTATTTTTCAAGAATAGATCAAATGATTGAAGTAGATGGAAATGAATAGGTTTAAATAAAGGGGTGGGGTTTGGTTTGAATTTGATAAATGTATGGTGTTCACCCCCTCCCCCTACTTTTTCGAAAAATCAATTTTTGCAAAATTTCAGAAAAACCCACCCCCTTGTCAAGAAAAAGATGTGAAAAAAAATAGTGAAAAAAAATCTTTTTTTTGTTGCGTTTGCGGGGGAATCTGGTAATGTTCTTACATGTCAAACGAACTCCAACTCCTCCGCATCGGTGATGTAATCGAATCCAAGCAAGGCAAATTCAAGGTTGCCGACATTGTAGAAGAACAATGGTATGAGCCTTGGGTTGTGCTGGTAAAGTGGAACGGAAACGCTTGGGAAGATACGAGAATCCAATTCAAAGACCTCTGAAAATAAAAAATCTTTTTCCTTGCTCTAACCTCAAAATCTGCTAACTTTCTCTCATGTCAAACGAACTCGCCAACCTCTACAGCGCCGAAACTCTTGCCGCTCTTGCCGAACTCGAAGCAGTCGCGCAACGCTTTGAGCAACTGGCAATCCGCACGGGTGAAAACGCCCAAGCATTCATCGAAGAATGCCGCGAAATAAAATGGGAAAAGTGAAAATTTTTCTTGCGTTCCCTCTCTCATCTGCTAACTTTCTCACATGTCCAACACAACTACCATGACCACCCCAACAATCGAATCCTTCACCGCTCGCGTTCCAGTCGGAAGCCTTACCACCTACGGCATCTTCCTTGGTTTCGAGGATCAAAAAGCAATCTTCAAAGGCCGCATGAAAACAGGCTCCAAAGATGTTCTTGAGGTTGCCTTGAATGCCAAGCTAATCGGTGGCGACTTCACCTTGGACAAGGTGCAAGTGACAACCCTCGAACAAGTTGCACAACGCAACAAAGCAAACGCCGAAAGCATGAGCGCATTCTATGAAGCTCGCCCCGACCTTCTCAATGACTAACCCACACACACACACACCATGAAACACACCATCACAATCCTTGGCTCTGCCATCATCACCATGTCGCCTGTCTTTAGCCTTTGTGCCTTCTGTATCTACGGAGGACGAAGCGAAGTGTTCGACGCTGTATGTTTCTTAACCTTTGGCGCAACTATGTATGCGCTCGCACACCTTCAATCATACATCAAACATAACTAACACATGAGCGCACGAAACAAAGCACGAAAGATGATCAACGCACAAGTCTACGCAATCACAGGCTTGTCACTCGATGATCTACCCGACACCGCTCTTCTATGTGACCACATGGATACATTGGAAGAGATGATAGAAGAAGCGGACAGCATGACCCCCATGAGTGAGCTTCTCGACTACGCACAAGAAGCCGCAATGGAATTTCTAGAAGAAGAAGGAATGTCGGCATGAGTGAAGAACTGCATGACATAGTTGCAAGCGCCGTGTGCTTTACTACTACGCTTGTAGTAGTATGGCACATTGTGCATAGCATAACTACATTGCCACTGCCTCTGTAACTCGTTGAGAATGAGTGAGTTACGGGCGGGGGCGGGGCCGCGCCCCGTAACTGCTTGAAAATGAATAAGTTACGAATGCGCGAATCATCATGCTTTGCTCAATCCGTCAAGAAAAAACACAGAAAAAATGCAGAAAAAAAAGATGAAAAAAAATGAAAAAAGATGTTGCGTTTAGTCGGCCCCAAGGTTATACTTTGCGCATGACCAACACCACTACCACCGCCGCCTTGTTCCGCGCCACTAAAAACTTTACTGTTGCTTACTGGCACAGCAAGCACACCACCAAAATCACCAAGGGCGAAACGATCATGCCAAACGAAAATTTCCGCATCTTGAATGGCTTCTTCTTCTGGGTTGAGCGCGTGAGCAATGAGCAAACCACGCAAATGACAAAACCCTTGCCAGTCGAATTGATCGAAGAAATCTGAAAATTTTTCTTGCCATTCTCTCAAAATAAACTAACTTTCTCTCATGTCCATTGACCAACTCACCCACACCGATTCAGTCGAACTGCTCGCCGCATTTCACGAAGCCGCAACGCAAGCCATGTATGAGTGGCAAGCCGAACAAGCCGCCGAATACTTTTCTTCACTTCTTGAAAAATAAAAGTTGACGCAATTCGAAAAATCCGCCATACTTCTCCCGCAACAATAAACAAAACAAAACACACCATGAACATAAACTACCAAGCATCCGCACTTGAAATCGCAAACGCACTCGTCGGCAAAACCGTTCGCTACTTTGCGAATGATTCCAAAATCAAAAATGATGGCGTTCGCGTCTTCAAAGTCGAGGCAGTCAATCATGTTTCGATTGGCAAAAAATCAGGTCGTCGTTATGTCACTATCCTTGCCAAGGATGTTGACGATGGCGGCGAAAGCAAGCATCGCAACCTTCACCTCGCGGGAATTGATCTCGTCGTGTGAGTGGTGAAGCGTGCTGGGCATCACACTAAAAGGCCCACCTTGTCAACCTTAAAAAATAAAAAAAATGAAATCTGCCGTTCTTTGTCTTTTCTTTTCTTCTTTACACATTGCGATTTTTTCGATTGTGCGAGCGTATGACATCATACCACACGATCTAAACTTTATTGTTTTTTGGCTTTGCCTCGCGTTGACTTGGGCAGGGTGCTTCAAAAGCGCATTGCAAGAATAATTTTTCGGGCATGGGTGAAAGGTCGCGCCTCTGTGGTAGGGGGCGCGACTACACCCAAAAGTCATAACCGCTTGAAAATGAGCGAGTTACGGGGCGCGGCCCCGCCGCCGCCCGTAAGTGTCAAGAAAAAAATGCGGTTTTGTGAAACTTTTTTTTCTGCAAAAAATGATTTTTTTTGTTGCGGAATCGGGGGCTTGTGATACCTTTCTTACATGTCTACCACATCACTCATCATCGCCATCGACAACCTCCGCAAGCAACTTGAACTTTGCGAAGACTTCTCCGATTGGGAAGGTTGCGAAAGAATCGAAGAAGAAATTTCTTCTCTTGAAGCAATACTGGAAGAAAAGAATTTGACAGAAGCATGAAAACCATCACCATCACCATCCAACCCGCAAAGCCTCGCATCCGCTTTGCCCCTGCAACGATTCGCTTTGTAGACAAAAAGAAAAAACAAAAAAAAGAATCTTGCAGAAATAAAAATTGACAACCCGCCCCAAAAACTTTATCTTTCTCCCGCCATGAAAAACGCAATACTCGAAAGCCTCTTCCTTCTTTCCTGCTCCATCCTTTGCGGCTCTGGACTTTTCCTCATTGAATGCCCCGCTTGGTTGCAAAATAGTTTCCTTGTGATGATGGTTGTCCCAAGTCTCTGGTTCATTCCTAAAAGAATTTTCATCGAAATGAAAAAATAAGTTGATAATCTCGAAAAAAAATCTTACTCTTTCCCCGCCATGACCACCATCCAAAGAACATCACACAGCAACACCTACAAAACCTCACTCTTTGACTTGAGCATCCCAAAGAGAAAAAGCAAAAGACCTATGATCTGTTTCACGAATCACGAAATGGCTGTTGCCATGTTCATCGACAGAAGTGAAGCGGCAGATGTCCTGCAAAGAAAATTCAAAAATCTGCTTGACATGAACAGAAAAACAACCCGCTTCATGCGTAAATAAAAAGCGCACATCATAACTTGTTGAAAATCAACGAGTTACGGGGCGCGGCCCCGCCGCCAGCCGTAACTGTCAAGAAAAAAATGCGGTTTTGTGAAAGTTTTTTTTCTGCAAAAAGTGAAAATTTTTCTTGCGATATCGCGGGGATGTGATAACTTTCTTGCATGACTGACAGCAACACCACCCCCGACACAGAAAACCACAACGGAACTTTCGGCTTGAATGATCGCCCATCTTTCAGCGACAGCGAAGACTTTGGCTTGTTCGGTTGGTTGGGCGAAGAAGAAGAGCAGGAAGAAAAATAAGAAAAGGAACTCCGATACAATAAGTGTATGAGAAAATACAAGCCATGGAATCTATCAAATCGTTATGGTGTAAGTCATTACGAAGTTCCTGATGACTTTGTTAGAGACGATTACCTGAAACGATACGATACAGTAGATGTTGTGCAGGTGAATACTGATGGAACTCGTACGTCTTATCCAATGAATCATCGCGTTCTTGCAGAATGTCTAGGAAGAGATCAGTTTGAAAGCGTAGGTTGTTGGAAGGAACTCTGATATAATAAGAACATATGAAATACCTACCAACGATCAACCTATGGGCTTGACACTCTCTAACTCGTTGAAACCCAGCGAGTTACGGGGCGCGGCCCCGCCGCCAGCCGTAACTGTCAAGAAAAAAATGCGGTTTTGTGAAAGTTTTTTTCTCATAAAAAATGATTTTTTTTGTTGCGTTTCGAGCGAATTGTGATAACTTTCTTACATGTCCAACACGACCACCACCACCCGCCCTCGCATCAACACTCTTGTTCGATTCACCTACTGCGGAATGAATCTGACTGGAAGCGTCACCGACCGCGACACTCTCGACGGCGCGTTCATCATCATCTACCGCGACCCATACTGCGGCGACCGCTGCACGGTTGCATCGAGCCGAGTTGAAAATCTGAAAATTTTTCACGGAAAATAAAAAGTTTTTCTTGCGTTTCTCTTAAAATCCATTAATCTACTCCCATGTCCAACACCTACCACGCCACCGAAGTTTCCCCCGAAGAATACACCGCCGCTCTTGCGGAAGCCGCCGAGCTTGCGCTCGCGGACTACCACGCGCACCTCGATCAGCTTGAGGCCCAGCGCCAGCCCGACGATTCGGATTGGAACTACTACCCCGAAGACGACTACAACGAATACACGATGGGCTACGATGGCGGCTTCTGAGTCGCCCCATCGCCTTTCTAACTCATTGAAAACAAGCGAGTTACGGGGCGCGGCCCCGCCCCCGCCCGTAACTCATTCAAAACCAATGACTTACAGCGGCCCATGTAGTCTATTTACTATTTTGCTATTTACTATTTTGCTATTTAACTATTTGCTAGTGTTGATTTGTCAAGAAGAAAATTGCAGTTTATTCTGAAAATAAAATTTGACACCTCGCGTCTTTGTGTTAAGTTTCCCCCATGCAAATCATCAACCACATCCTGTCACTATTCACACGCGACCGCAAATCAATTTACGGATCGCGTATCTTTCAACAACAATCTTGGCTTGATAAGCAAGTGCAAGAATCGCAATGGAAGCGCAGATTTCTTGTTGACTAACCCCCAAAATAAATTAAACTATCCCCATGCAAACAAAAACATTTGTCATAGAAGACGAGCCGATTGTTTTTATCGTTGATGGAACACGAGGCATTGTGATAAACCCAATGGAAGAACGAGTTGAGATTGATACCCAAATCCCCGATGGAATTGAAAACCCATTTGATTATCTCTTGGAAGACTATGAAGATGGAGTTCTTTGATTTTCTTGTTGACTAACCCCAAAAATAATACACACTACTGCCATGCAAACAACCACACTTGAACAACTACACGAAGCACTCAGTGACGCTTATGCTGTCGATCTAAACGATACGCTTTACTTTATCGGACATGACGATGAAGGCCCATTCGTTGCCGACAATCATGGCGATGACTATGTTTCACTTGCCAAAGTCGATGGCGACATTGAGGTTTTGGAATATGGTTTTTTCTTTTATGTTAATACAAGACCTGTCACATTGAAGCCACTTGTTTTGCTTTCAAAAACCTATTGACTAACCCCAACTCCTAACCTACACTACTGCCATGCCTAACTGGAACGAAAATAGATTGTCGATCATGGATTGCTCTCCAGAATTGGAAAGCTATCTAAAAGAAAATGGTCTTTCATTCCACAAGATCAAACCCACACCACCCGAATTGCTTGAGGGCAATGGATGGTATAATTGGAGACTTGAAAACTGGGGAACTAAATGGGACTTGAGTGAACAAGAGCAACGCGAAGTTGCTGATCAACTCATCTCTGAAGATTGCGACTTTCAAGCTCCATTCATGACTGCTTGGAGTCCACCACTTCAAGCCATTGCCGCTTTGTCTGAAATGTTTCCAAACGATCAATTCACGCTGGACTACTTTGAAAGCGGTTGCTGGTTTGCTGGGACTGCTATCATTTACGCAGGTCAAATTGACGACAACCAAGTTGATGATGCTGATGTTGCGGAGTTTGCAAAAGAAAACTTTAACTTTGTCGAATATGACGAGGATGAAGAAATTCCTGCTGATGTCTAAAAAAAATAGTTGACATAGGGGGCGAAAGCCCCCACACTCTCCCCGCATGAAAATCACTCACCAAGAAGCCGAACAATACATCCGCTTGACATTGCGCCAGCATAACATGACGCACATCCCTATTCGATGGACAAACACAAAAAGAAGATTGGGTTGCTATCGCGTAGTTGAAAAGAGAATTGAGCTTTCAAATCAAATCCTGCAGAGCTTCCATTTGTTTTCTGAAGTTTTCTTGCACGAACTCGCACACGCTCTTGACATAACCGAAAGAACAAAATTCTTTGGCACACACAAGAAAAATGGCCGCAATGACTTTCATGGCGAGAATTGGAAAAAATGGTGCTTGACACTCCGTATTCCTGCTCGTAGATTCATCCCAACAAACTAACCAACAAAACAACATGACCACAATCGAAGAACTACTAAACACAATTGAACAGCTCAAAGACATTGCCCAACAAGCATTAGAGCTTGCAGAAGCGTATTCTGGCGGCGAAAGTGAAGTCGAGGAAGAACTCCGCGAGAATCTTAAAATCATTCTTGACAACCATCACGCCAACGACTAACCTACAGCCATGGACGATCTAATAGAAAAAGCAATCAAACAAATCGAAGAAGACTTGTCTTGGGGCGATAGAACTGCAATAGCCGCACTCTTATCTTTTGTTCCAGAAGAAAATCTTTTAGACTTTCTGGCGCAATAAAATATGTTGACAAGCAATCCCAAAACAACTAACCTCACGCCATGCAAGACTACACACACATCGACACACGCAATCCTCTCCACGCCGAAGCATACCTAATCGCCGCAGGACATTTCCTTTCTAAATGGCCGCAAGATTGGAGTGCTGAAAGACTCTCTCTCGCTTTGCTCGCTGATGAATACAGCACATCAGAACAGCAGGAAGATCAAAAGCAAATCGAAGTTTGGGATGCGGTTTCAAAGTTTGAACTTCACCCAATGGACGATGCCAGCCCTTTTGCTTTTGTAGAAGAACTAATCAATAACCTCGCGGAAGACTTTGTGGGTTTTCACACCAAACATTCCAAACAATGAAACATCTTGTTTTTATCATTCATAATGGACACATTGCATATCGCATGGACAATCGGAATGGCTCTCATCCTCTTTTTAATGAGCAGCCGCAAAAAGTAATTGACTACCTCATCAAACTCATTCAACCTCACACACATGAAATCATTGCATCTTGAAGGAGGCGGCATTGGCTACCTCGAAAGCGAACCACAAAAGACACTCACCCTTAAACTCCACACCGACTCTGGGCATGGATGGCTTGAAGTGCCAAAGCGGGAAGTCGAAGCCCTTGGCGTAAAGTTAAGCCGCTACAGCTACCAAGACAAATCAAACTTCTACCTTGAAGAAGATTGCGACTTGACAGCCTTTCTCCGAGCTTACAAAAACAAATTCGGTGGCTCTCCGACGATTGACTTTGTGCCACAGGTAGTTGGCGATCATCCAATCAGAAGTTTCGCAAGGGTGGGTTGACATAACGGGAAGGGGTCGCAAAGTGCGATCCCTTCCTAACTCGTTGGAAATAAGGCAGTTACGGGGCGCGGCCCCGCCGCCGCCCGTAACTCGTTGAAAACGAACGAGTTACGCATCTACGAGACTCATAGTAGTTCGCGCCTGTCAAGAAAAAAAATGCGATTCGCTCAAAAAATAAAAGCACAAAAACAATGAAAAATGTGTGGACAAGTTCGGGGTTTTTGCTATCTTGTCCCTGTCGCCGCTGATGGCGCAACAACTCCAACCACTAGAAAAAAACAATATGTCACTAATCATCGCAAAAAACAAAGTTAACGCCGAGCAACTCATGGGCGTTGAGACTCCCGAAGCCGCTGACCGCTTCCAACCCATCCCGCATTTCTCGCTTGTCGAAATGACTCGTGAGGCAATCGGACGCGCAGGGCTTGAAGTGTCGCTCGAAGAACATTCGCTCGCCCGTGGCGGCCAACGCTACTTTGGCGGGTTTGCTCTCAAGGGTGCGGACATCACTGGTTCTGATCGCCAAATCGTGCTTGGTCTACGCAACGCACACGACAAGTCCTTTGCCGCAAGCATTTGCGTGGGGAATCGCATGATGGTTTGCGAGAATCTTTGTTTCTCTTCCGACATCAAGTTGGCTCGCCGCCACACCACGAACATCATTTCTGATCTTCCTCGCGTTCTCTCCGATGCAGTCGCTCGCGTTGTCTCGCATTGGGCAGACATGGGCAAGCGCATCGAGCTTTACAAGGAAACCGAAATCTCGCGTGATCGTGCCGCTGACTTGCTCATCGACCTTGTGGATGTGAAAGCGTTCCCCGCTCGTGACATTTACGCCGCCGTGCAAGAGTTTCGCAACCCTCGCCATGACGAGTTCAAGGGTGGCACACTCTGGACGCTTTACAACTCCATCACTGAAAACCTCAAGGGTGGCGATCTTTCCAAGTTGCCTTTCCGCACGATGACTGCCCAATCGGTCTTTGACCGCATCGCTGGGCATCGCCCGACCATCGAGGCCGAAATCGATCCCGCTGATGCGGGGGAGGAAATGGAAACGCTCGTCGTCGTTGGAGCGTAAGCGTAAAGCAAACGAACCCTCGCCCGAAAGGGCGGGGGTTTTTTCTGAAAAAAAATGAATTTTTTTCTTGACAGTTACGGGCGGCGGGGGGGCCGCGCCCCGTAACTCGTTGAAAATCAATGACTTATGAATGGTAGACAAAATACTCACACGCATCTTGTCAATAAAAAAAATAAAAAAAAATATGCAAAAAATCTCTTGCCATAGCTGCCTCCGATGCTATGCTTTGGCCATGTCACTACTCAACACAGGAAACGCCAAGACACGCAAGGGAGAGAAGAAGGGTTTTATCACCTACGGTTTGCACCTTGCACCCGCTAACCTTTCGGGGTTTAATGTATGTAAAGACGCAAGCAAAGGTTGCACCGCCGCTTGTCTCAACACCTCTGGGCGTGGGGCAATGTCTTCCGTCCAACGCGCACGAATCGCAAAGACTCGTTTGTTTTTTACCGACAAGCAGTCTTTCCTCGCTGACCTTTGGAAAGAAATTGCAAAGTCAATGAAGTCTGCTGAAAAAAAAGGCATGACACCTTGCTTCCGCTTGAACCTCACAAGCGACTTGCCATGGGAGAAAATCAAATACAACGGCCAAAATGTTTTCGCCGCTTTCCCAAGTGTGCAATTCTACGACTACACGAAAAGCCCCGACCGCATGACCGCTTTTCTCGCTGGTGAAATGCCGAGCAACTATCACCTCACCTTTTCCCGCTCTGAATCGAATGGAAACATTGCCGAGGCTTTTCTTGCAAGCGGTGGCAATGTTGCAATGGTTTTCCGCAAGTCTTTGCCGCAAAGTTTCAAGGGTTTTGATGTGGTAGACGGAGACGACACCGACCTTCGCTTTCTCGATGGCAAGGGAAAAATCGTCGGGCTTAAAGAAAAAGGTCTTGCCAAAAAAGACGAAACAGGTTTTGTTCTTGAGCCAGCATGAACGAATCAATAACGCTTCTTTGCATAGTTGTGGCAATAATTGCTTTTTGCCTTTCGCATCAACGATGAACATCTTTCGAACGATACTCGACACCGAGCTTGGCCAATTCCTCGTGGACGCAATCCACGAGGAAAACAAGGTGCAAGTGATGCGTGTGCATGAAATAGATACGCAAGGCATGGTTGGCGTTCGCATTCCAATGCACCAAGAAATGTTGGGGGAACTTAAACAAAAAATCGAAAAAGTCTTGACAGAGTGACATCAAGCCTCGTTTCGTAACTCTTTGAAAATCAAGGAGTTACGGGGCGCGGCCCCCCTCCAGCCCGTAACTCTCTTAAAACCAATGACTTACATCACAAAAAAAAGAATAAAAAATAGTTGACACTCTTAATCTTTCTGTTAGCTTTCTTACATGGACGCACGACAACACATCATTCGTGAAGCTATAGAAGAACAGAAACAAATCTTCGGCATGGAGAATCCTCATAAGCAATGGATCTTGACAAGCTGGGACTCATGGGAAAAGAATCCTCACTACTCTGGGCCAGATCAAAGGCATCCAGAAGATGATAGCGAATATCGTTAAAAAATAGTTGACATATCTGCTCTCCCTGCTAGACTTCTCCCAAGTAAAAGTACAAAGAATATCGACAGACGGCTCGCCGCTCGCCCGATAAGAGCGGCAACTCTATCCCCATGAAAACTACCAACAAAAAAGTTCGCGTTTACTTTAACCTCCACAAGAAACTCTTCTCTGTCCAGGAAAAGGTTGACGGCAGGTGGAAGGTTGTTAATCACATAAACACAATCTTTCTTCATAATGTTTCATTTAAGGTGAGTGAAGCAGGAAGGCAAAGAGTGCTGCGCGAAAAGAAAAAGAATGTTCATGCTTTCATTGAAGGCGAACGACTTCCTTTCATCCCCAAATCTTTCACATACGAGAGTGTTGTTTCTTACAACCCATACAAGAATCCAACCTTCACGGTTTCAAATTACTACAACAAACCCATTGACAAAGCCAAGTATGTTGGTATTGTTGACGGCAGAGTCCGCGCACTTTACACCCAATACAAAGGAGAACCAGTATGAGTAGTTCAGCAAAAAGCAAAGGAAGTGTTCCAACCGTTCAGTGGTGGAAACACTTACGCAAATACTGGAAGCGCGTTCAGAATAAACGAGTGCGCAGCGATGGTAAAAAAGAAATAAAAAAAGAAATATGAGAGCATACCAACTAGACTTCCTTAATCAATCCCGCATCATTGTCCACTCAAAGGGCTTGCCCCCAAGTTGGAAAGAAACAAATCTTGACAGAGAGACGGAAGAACGCGCTCTTGAAAAAGGGAGAGAGGGTTTCGTTGTCCATCTCGATGCGGAAACGCTTGAGGTTGTTGACCGCTACGAAATCAAATAAGGTCGCAATTTGCGACCTTATAACATGTTGAGTTCCAATGAGTTACGGGTTGCGCCCCGCCCCCGCCCCGTAACTCCCTCATACTCAATCACTTACAAACCCGTCGAATTCCACGGGTTTATTAAACACTTATTTGAATGATTTTTCGTTATTTACAGATGGCTATTTGAATTATACTATAAAAAACTACATAGAGTAAAACCCAAAACCATGTACTAACTTTTGTTTCATTCATATTTATTTGGATTACCAAGATATTTCCAACCCTCTTTGTTCTATTTCGTTTGCTACAGATTGAATTCTAAGCATATGAGAATAGTTATATGATCGAGTTTCATATATAATATTATTAAGGAGTTGATATTCCTTTATTAGTTGGTCGTCAGACATTATTTGTACTGGCATATTATTTGGGATTATTTAAATTCTATTTCTATAGGGAAAGAAGTATCTGTTATGGTTAGTCCATCGTTGACAAGGTAGAGGTTAGCGTGGAATCCTTCTTCGTCTTCAAAGAAGTTTAAATTAACAAATTCATTTATTACGTGCCATTCGTCTTCTTCGAATGTGCGTTCCATTGTATAAGTACCCTCTTGGGTATCGAGGATAAGATCTTCTTTTGTTACAATGAGTTTCATTGGTTCTTGTATTTACGGAGAAGTTGTTCGTCTGTCATGCGGGTGGTCAAGAATGTCTGGTGGAAAGTGACAGGGATCTTGCCGTACTCACCATCGTCGTGGATAAGAGTGTCGCCATTGAAGGTGTCAAAATCACTGCCCCAAAAACTTCCATCAATAACTACTGGCGCGAATTTCTCACCATCAATATTTGAGGTGATATTATGCTCAATGACTACTCGTCTTTTTGGTTTAAGGAATGTAAACATATTATTAGTATTGGTTATAGTGTTTATTCATGATCTCATCTAGTTCTTTGAGGAATACGCTCTTGCATTCTACGCTACTAACATTATAAATAGCCTTGTCTGCTAGTGTGCTGAGTTCCTTTACAGTAGATAGTAGTTGTTCAATTGTTTGTTCTACAGTATCCATATTATTTATTTATTATTAGATTGGTGAGGAGGACAGGATTCGAACCTGCATTGATCCTTTACGGTGCTACGCATTAGAAGTGCGTTCCGATACCTCCCCAAAATTATTAGAAGTTTTGAAAATTGTAGTCTGGACAGATCTCTTTAATTTGTTGACGAAGGAGGCGTTGAAACTCTAGGAACTTATCTGTCAACTCCCAAAGATTATCTTTGCCAAGTTTTTCATAAGCAATATTAACTTCATTGATTAGTTCATGACCACAGGAATCAAGAACAGATTCCATGTCTTCAAAGTTTGGTGCAAGTATTTTCATATATTCTTTTATATTATTCTTCTTCTTGTTCATCTTGATGTGCGCCAAGCATGTACTCTTGGTTGCGGTTACTGATTTTTTGCATGAAGTTCTCATAGGTAACTTGAGAATCCATAATAAGTCTTGCGCGTTTGATTGCGCGGCGGGTGAATTGCATTACATTACCCTTGGTGCGAGTACCTGTACCCTTGTTTCGGGAAAAGTGTTCATCCCAAACACAGAAATATTCTTTTACGATTAGAAACTTCTTGAACGCCTCAAGGCTAGGCATGTAAAGCAAATGGTTAAACAAAGAGTCATTATGATTTGATCCATAGATATTTTCAGCAAGTGTGGCATCTTGAAGTGCAAGTTTCTTGTCACCGCAGATGCCGATTGCGATACCAAGACCGTTGGTTGATACAATGTATTGTAGGGGATTCATGTGCGAGAAAGTTAGCAGTTTTGTGGAGATTGTCAACAGGAAAAGTTGGGGAGGGGAAAAAATTCCCCTCCCCTTCCCCCTCATACACTCGCCAGTATTTTTGTCCCCTCTGGCGTGATCTTTCTTGTACCCTCGATTTTGATCAAGGCTTTACGAAGCAAATAAGTTTCTGCGTCTCGTTGAATAGCAGTCCTTGACAAACCAGTTGCCGCACTCAACATTCCCAATGTGCAGTCGCCGCGACTCTTGAGAGTGTGCAGGATCTCAATCTCGGTATTGGTAAGACCATAAGCCTTGATACCAACTAGATCGCACAATTCTTTCCACTGTTTTGCACCGAAGTTCTTGGTGTTCCTGCTCTCGCAGTACATCTCAATTTCTTTTGCGCGTTTAACTGCACTGCGAGCATTACCACGGAGAGTCCTGGAAATGTCATCTACGATGTTGTCTTGGAAGTTCACCCAATCCAAACGACCCTTGAGGATACTACCCAACTCATTTGCTTTATATGGTTTGAAGTCAATGATGGTAAGACGATCCTTAAACGGAGGAAACAATTTATCCAACTCGGTAGTCGCAAAGATATAAGTTTGCTTTTCAAAGTTGAATTCAAATGTATTCTCGCGCCATTCAAAGCGTTTGGATTTTGCGCTCTCCACATTGAATACCGTAAGGAATGCCATAACAAGATCCTTGGGCAATGCGTGAGCCTCATCAAACAAAATCGTCAATTCGTTATCCATGATAACAGGCATGAAGATCTGCTCAAAGAATTGGGCATTGTTCTTAATCGTAGAGCAGTTAATCTCAAGCAATGGTTTTTTCAGTTGCTTGGCATACTGCTTTGCGAATTCTGTCTTACCCAAACCTTTTGCTCCATTGAACATAAGGAATGGACTGACTCCAGTTGCCTTGTGGGACTCGGCATAGAACTGAAGTTGTTTTTTAATGTGGTCTTGACCAATGAGGGAGTCAAACATTTTGTTTAGTGTAGTTAGGGATTAGTCTTCAAACGAGGTGATTGCGAATTCAATCTTCTCTTCTGGTGCTACAGGTTCTTCTGCGGCGGCGAGTCTGATTTTAGAGACATTCTCCACGATGTCAATATTTTTTTCGCGCAACCATACTTTAGATACAGGCACGACACCATCGACTCCAACGATAGAAATCAAATCACTAAGCTTCAGCTTAACGAATGAGTTGCTACCCTTGGGACGACCTCTCTGTTTAGTTTTGTCTTGCATGTGGGCAGTATATAATAATCAGGACTCAGGTCAAGACTTTTTTATCAAAAAAAAATCGGGGTTAAAAAAAGAAATAAAACCATGAGATTAAACGAAAATATTCGAAAGAGATTTAAAATGATTTAAAATTCGCTAAATGTTGCCAAACGCCGACAGTGATTAATTGTTGCCGTTCGACCACACATTATTTGCAACTTATTTGTTTATTTTTTGCGCCTAGAAACAAAAAAATCAATTACAGCAATCGATATGCAAGCCAAAGTCAACCAGTCACTTTCTTGCATTACCTATCTTACTAGAGAATAAATTAGAAATCAATACCCAAATGCATAGCATTTCAATAAAGTTTAATTGGGGCAAATTAAATTTCAAGCTAATATGATTCCATATTAAAAGATTAATAAATGTGATGACACTAGTATAGATGACATAACCGAAAAAATAAGAAAGAATATCTGTTATTCCCTTTTTGTCAATGCTTTTCATTAGACAATTCTAATACGTTTATTTGGCCGAGTCAAGACAATCTTTGACTATTTTCTTAACAACTGGGGTAAATAAATTTTCTACTAATCTGACTAATCCCTCTTCGTATTTATCGTTTTCTTTTAATACGGAGAAATAAAAACCACTTACATATAAAACCACATGAAATACTTCGTGGAGCAACGTATCAACTAAAAGTTCTTCGTCTTCTATATTTGAGTTTAAGTAGATAATCTTTCGATCTGCATCTGTTAGTCCCCAGTCAGACATTTTTTTATATTTAATTTCATATGGCAAACCACATATAGTTATATTATTTGGCTTATACACATATGATCTTACACCCTCAATCGATGTTTTTCTACTGATGCGGCTATATATTATTTGGCATAAAGTTTTTAAAATTTTGATAAAAAGTTTTATGTTTACCCCCTATCAAAATGCTATAAGGATATAAAAATTATATATTATTTACATAAAATTTTAAAAAGTTTTTATTATTTGGTGGAAATTGGCTAAAATTTGCTAAAATCGGCTAAAAAATGGGTTCAAATTGCAGTTGACTTCGGGTGTATTTGAGTGTACTATGGGGTATTTTTTATTTAGTGTGGGCGTGAGAACCACACTAATCCTTTATTTCCCCTTATTTTACCTTATTTCCCTTATTATTATCCCCTATATATTATATACTCTAATTACTATTAATCCCTTTGTTTATCAATGATTTCTATTATTTCCCACTAGATTATCTTTATAATTTATCCCTGTTTTAATTGGTATCTTACTACCCATCCATTATTAGGTAATAACAATAAACTCCAATTAATTTAAAATAATAAAAAACAATATAAAATAACTTAAATCATAATAACTAATAATTTATTATAAATTATAAAGAATAAACAGATAAAATCACCAACTAGACATATAAAACAATCTCTCTTTCTCCCAATCAAAGTCTTCAATTAGGCGATTCATCTCATCAAGAGTATTCTCTACTTTCTCCCAATAGTATTCATCAACAAGAGTATTTCCAAAAAAGAAACCACTACAAGGCATAAAATCACTAGGATCTTTTTGATCAAGAACATCTTCTAAAGTAAAGATAAGATCTTCAATATGATCTTTGGTTACTTCATATGCACCACAATCATCAACGCCAATCTGAACATGAGTCACAAACCAACTATGTAGAGCATTAAATTTGCGCCAATATGAGACTTCTTTAAAAATAGAATAACGACCATCCTCATATTTAGACTCATAAAGCGGCAAAAACTCTTTAACATCCTCGTCATCTGGACTGAGGTTATATCTATCAAGAGCATTCAACTCTTTAACCGAATGATTAGTTTTCTTTGTTCTGAACAAGTACATGTCGAGGCCCATAATATTATTGGTTGGATTTTAATTTATTAAAAATGTCGAAAGCGTGTGCTTCATTTAGTGTAAGTATATCACCCCAAAGATAAATGTCAAGAGAAAAGGATTTATCTTAAAAAAAATCAATAATTTCTTTAGCAATGGTTACGACAAACATTGTTAAACATACCCCCATAAAGAGTGTGCTAAGAATGAGGATTGGTATTGGATCAAAATTTTTCATATCATTTTTCTTCCGTTTGAATAACAACGATGAATTTTTCCATCATCACTTGCTTTAAATAGAATCCATTCTCCTTTATTATGTTGTTTTTTAATGTAGTCTTTGACCCATTTAGGAAAACTTGCAAAACTATCAGCGGTCTTTATAGTATGTTCAAATGGTGAACTAATAATACAAACAAATTTATTAGGTTTCATTTTCATATCATCTAATAATTGCCGCTCTTAAATCATCTAAAGACATTTCAAGCTCACGAACCTTGCAGTATAGTTCTTGTTTTTCTTTTTCAAGTTCTTTAATTCTATCTGCAGCTTCTTTTAAAGCATTAATTAAATCTTCATTTGAACTTTTCATCCAAAAATCTTTCTATCTCATCAAAAAATTCACCATCCCACTCACGACCTTGATTCTTCAATTCAAATTCGTCGGTTAGATCATTTGCCAACTCATAAAGACCACCATGACCTTTTTCTTGAAGAGTTGTGCGAATAAGTTGATGATTAAAATTGCTATACTCATCGTATGAAATAAGCTCAGTAGTAATTGCAGCTACAACTTCATAATGAGTTTCTTGCCACGATTCAAATCCATTGGGAAATGTTTTCATATTAAAAAAGATTAAAAATTAATTTTGCAACCTCACAAATTATAAAAAAACCAGAAACAATCAATAAAACACAAATAAAACTAATAAATCCAAGAATAACTTTTGCTGAAGTTTTTTCTCGACCAGTCCAAATTTCTATAAGTTTTAAAAGTTCGTCTTTTTCTTTCATAGACTTACATTATACAATTGATCACATGAAAGTCAAGCCTTTTTATTTTCATAAATATTTTTTGCCCAACAATGATTTGGCCAATCAAAAACTCTTTCATCAGATTGAATAACATTTTCAGATAACCAAACTTTTTGTTGTAAATAGCAACCGCAAATCTCACAACCCTTGATATCTTTGTTTATTTTTTTTGGTGTTTGCATCAACATGCTACTTATTTTTGAACAAGAGAGACAATTGCCTACTGATATATTATGAGGACAGGATTCACAAATACTTGCTCTTCGATTAGCTTCCTCTTCACTTACAAAAGGCACTGAACTTCCCCATCTTGATTTTAATGCCGAAAGATATGCTCCAATCTTTGATGGGTTTATAATTTTATTTTTTTTATAAAACTCTTCCTTTTCCTCTTCTTGTTTTATAAAATGCTCTTTTAAATCTTCGTTTTCATTAATAATTTCTTGAAGATCTCTAGGGACAAATTTAATTCTATCTGGATTTTTTTGTCCAAGATTTGTTACCTCTACCCAATTTTTATTCATATATTAAATATAATAAAAATTAATCATTTTTCCAAGAATAAAGTATCTGCCAGTCATCACTAGCAGTCAAGTGAACTTGATCATCCCAATCCCATTCATGATCAAATTCTCCTGTTTCTTCATCAAATTCGGCATCTTTTCTGCATTCTTTCTTCAAGAAAGGGGCGCATTCTTCATCAAAATCACAGAATTTATTAATATATTCATTTAATTGGTCATAATAATGCAAATATTCAGTATCTTCATCTGGAAAACCAACAAAACTTTCTATTGTTTCTTCTACAGACTCCCCATATTCGTCCAGTTTATAAACGGCATAGTAATCTGACCAACAACCACCACCTTCATAACCATGTGCTACAAGAATAGCGGTGTTATCATCCAAAACTTTCTTTGCCATTGCAAGGCGCAAAGTAAAATCACCCTCTTCAATATTGCGGGTTGTTTCTCTTACTGCGTAGAATTGTCTATTCATAATTAAAATGTTTCTTTTTTTAGGAATTCAATCATTTCTTTAAGTTTAGCAAGACCTTCTTCTGTTTCCATCATGTCTCGCGGGTACTGATTATTGAATACAACATTAGGTTTGTCAAGCCAATTTTCTGGATAATCAGCAATTTCATAAAGCTGAAAAAGGAATTCTTCTTTAGTCATTAGAGTTCCTATTACGATATTCTTTTACAATTCTAAAATTTGGCATAATTTTGTTATATTAATATTTTTAAAGATGTTGAAAATCATCATCTTCAACGGCCTCCTGCATCAGTTTCCGAAAACTTATTCGCCAAGCTCGTTCACGAATAACATCCATTCTTTGTTTATTAATTATTACTTTGCTTTCTTCAAAGAGTTCTTTATATGAAGCAAGTTTCTTTTCGAGGTATTTGATTCTCTTTTCAGTTTTTTTAGTATCGCTCATTGTTTTCTCCTTTCACGGCGGCCAATTGTTCTTCGGTATAAGCGGGAATTCTGCGACACGAGCTATCCCGCAACATCATTTCTATGGCGTTTTGCGCTTCTTTAAGCTCCTCCGCCATCCTGTCGCGTTGCATCATCATAGCATTCGCCTCTAAACGATACCTTTCAGCAGTCTCTCTTGCTTCATCGCGTTCACATAATGCTTCTACTCTTTCTACCTTGGCTTGTATCCATGCGTCTTGAGTAATTTTCAAATTTTCTTTCGTTTCGTCGCGCTCGCGTTCTAGCTTATGAGCAGTTTTTACTGGCACAAAATAATCGCCTTCATCGGGGTTAAACCCTAAAAAGATTTGAGCTGCATCTGTTTCTGGTGTTTCACTCATAATTTTATTCTATTATTATTCTTTAATCCCAAAGTATCTTCTCAGTAAATTCAAATGTTTTTACAATACGTTTACTTCTTGGATGTAGTTTGATAATAAACTTTTCTGCGTCTTCAGCACTTGCATATAAACCATATCTCCTGATTGTAAGCCAAACCCACAAAAACTTTGATTGTATCATGTAGTATTTATCGTCTGTGAGAGGGTTTTTCTCTTCTATGATTCGGTAGTGTGAGGTCATATTAGTGTTTCTTTTTGCTCCAAACTGCAATGGTTTCTGGATAGTAATTTCCTTCTTCTAATTTTGTTGAAGCTTTTTCTTGTTTTCCATTGAGAACCTCTTGAAGATGTTCCCATTCTTCTTTATTCAACTCAATTGTAATGTTATTTTTGACAATGTAAAGCTTATCAATATCGTAACTTTGCTCCCAATTACGATTCATTACCGCTGATACAGTAATCATACTCTTATTATATTATAGTTCCTTAATACCAAAGATCATCATCACTAACTTTATAAATGACATAACATACTGCAAATGTTGCCAGAGATGCTAAAACTATTATTGCTATCCACATATCACTCATAAGAAAATGTTTTTACTACTCTATTTGGGTTTTTCATCAGTTTCATAACCATATCTTCTGCGGCTTCCGCTGTCGCCCAAATTCCATAATGATACTCTGTGACCCAAAACCAAAGAAACTTTACTTGAATTGAATAGTATGTTCTAGCAGTTCTATGATCTATGCGTTCTACGATCCTATATTGTTTACTCATCTGTTTTATGTTGTTTAGCTAGTTTCTTTGCCGCAAGAGCATACACCTCAAAGAAAGTTTCACGATCTTCTAGTGATAGATCTAATACTCGCTCACCTACAGTCTCTAAGAATGTGTCTTCTTCTTTAG